AAAAGAGGTAAAAAAAGAGCCTAGTATGGGAAGAAAAATCAGTCAGAAATTTTTTGTTCCCTCAAAAGAGTATAAAGAGAATAGAAAAAAATTATTTTCAGCTGTAGAAAATTTATCTATAGGAGATAGAATGTTATTCTATGAATTATTTGAGATATTTGAAACTCATGTAGGTATTTGTAAACAGTTGATTAAAGAAATTAAAGGCGATGGAGTAATAATCGAGAAAGAATACGTTAAAGGTAGACCAACAATAGTGGCACACCCTGCTATAACTAACTATAATGCATCTACAAAAGCAATGAACACAACTGCTTCACAATTATCTAAACTGTTTGACAAGTTAGGAGAGAGTGATAAAGCAGGAATTGACTTAAAAGAAATTTTAGGTAAAGGTTCAGAGTAATGTTAGTAGAAAAATCTATTAAGTATGCAAAAGATGTAATAGCGGGAAAAGAAATTACTACTAATGAAGTTAAATGGGAGTGCCAACGTTTCTTAGATTTACTAAAAGAACAGAAAAAGAAAAGCTGTAAGTACTATTTTGATGAAGAGAAACTAGAAACTATTGATAATTTATTAAAAGTAATGACAATGGCAACTGGTGTAGATGGTATCAGAGGACAAAGTGTAAATGAAACGCTAGCACCTTTTCAATGTTTCTTTATAGCGAATGTATTTGGATGGAGATTTAAAGCAAAGAAAAAAGTATTTAAGTATCGTGAGATAACATTATTCATCCCACGTAAGAACGCTAAAACATTTACTTGTGCTTTAATCTTTTTAATTCTAATGCTAACAGAGGAAGATTATTCAGAGTTCTATTCAATATGTATTGATAGGGAGTTATCAGGGGAGGTTAAAAAAGCTATTGTTCAATTAATAGAGAACAGTCCAGCTTTACAACCTTATTTCAAGTTAACTTCTACACTAGCAGGTAAAATCACTTGTACATTAAACAAAAATACATATCAAGCAAGGACTGCAGTTGCAAATAGTAATAACGCTATCCGTCCTGCTGCATTCATTGCCGATGAAGTTGGAGCATTTAAGACTAAAGACAATATTAAAGCAATGGAATCAGGACAATTAAACGTAACCAACCCACTAATGTTTAAAATCACTACTGCTTATGCAGAAGATAAGAGTATCATGCTAGAAGAACTTGATTATCTTAAAAAGATATATGCAGGAACTGAAACGGACGAACGATTATTTGCTCTACTTTATTATGCAGATGAAGAAAATCTTTGGACGGAACACGGTTTACAAATGAGTAACCCGTTACGTATTGAAGATAACTATGAAAGTATCAGACGTATGAGAACAAAAGCATTAAGTGTTGAGAGTGATAGAGCAGAATATCTAACTAAACACATGAACCACTTCTTACCTACACTTAGTGGAGAAGAATACATTGATATTAATAAAGTTAAAGAGTGTATTGTACCTATGGTTGACTTTAGTGGTAGAGATGTTTATGTAGGTTTAGACTTAGCGTTAAGTACCGATAACTTAGCTGTAAGTGTAGCAAGTTTAGATGATGATGGAGAAACTATTTTATTAGATAGTTGGGCTTTCATACCAGCAGGGAAAATGGAAGAGAAGAGCAGGAAAGAAAGAACTAATTATCGTTCACATATAAGCAGAGGTAATTGCTTTGCTTGTGGAGATGAAGTAGTAGATTATGCTTTCGTAGAACGCTTTGTAATGGACTTAGAAGAGGAATTAAACTGCAATGTAATGGCAATAGGGTACGATATATGGAATAGTGCTAGCACGGTGCAGAAACTAGAAGAAAATGGTTATTTAACGGTTGCTGTTAAGCAACATAGTAGCGTGCTGCACCCTACAGTTAAATTAGTAGAAGAAAAGATACTGAATAAAGAAATTCAGTTTGAAGACAACCCGTTACTTATCCAAAACTTCCAAAATGCAAGGTTAGTAGAAGATAATAACAGAAATAAATATGTAAACAGAAAGAAAAGTACTGGAAAAATAGATATGTTGATGTCTACATTCAGTGCTATTCATTTATTAACAGAGAATGAAATCTTAGGAAATACGTTTATAAGTGCTGTTTTATAGTCCTAAATAAGACTTAAAAAGGTTTAATAATGGAGGAAAGGAGGATAATATGGGAATTTTCGGAAATTTGTTCACAAGAGAAGTAAAAGAAACAAAACCAGCTTTATTTGAAGAGGTATTTGGAGTTGCTAGTGATAGAGTTACGATTGATGACGCTTTAGAGATACCTATTGTAAATGCTTGTGTATCAAGAGTAAGTGATGTTATAGCATCCACTGATTTAAAGTTATACAAGAAAACAGATAAAGGTAGAGAAGAAGTAGAGAACGATAACAGGGTAAAATTGCTTAATACAAGAGTAGATAATGGTTCAATCAATAGTTTTGAGTTGAAAAAGCTAATGGTTAGAGATTATTTCTTAAAAGGACACTGCTATTTTTATATTAAACGTAAAGGAAATACAGTTGAAGATATAGCTTACCTTGAAAATGTAGCGATAAATCATAATCATGACCCTTTTAACAAGGTTTATACAATCCTAGCTTATGATAGGACGTTAAGACCTTATGAAACGCTTAGAATTACTAGAAATAGTAAAAACGGTATTAAAGGTAAGTCGATTATTGAAGAAACAGGACTACATTTTCTATTGATTATCAAAACAATGGAACGACTTCTAATGGATGCTAAACGAGGTTTCTTACCTAAAGGAATGTTCAAAATGGAGAAAAACATTAAAGATTTAGATAGAATCCGTGATGATATTAAGAAAATGTTAAGTGATAACAACAGTGGATATATTTTCATGAATAGTGCTATCCAGTACGAGCCTTTAGAGAAGAAAAAAGATGTAGAGAATGAAGCAAAAGCAAATACTTCTGAATTGAATAAAATTGCTGCTATGTTCGGAGTACCTGTAAGTATTATCAATGGTGGAGCTAATGAAGAAGATAAATTTAACTTTATCAACTTTACTATCCTACCTCTACTAGCAAATATAGAATCTAGTTTAAACAGAGATTTACTTACAGAACGTGAACAAGGTAAATACTATTTTGCTTTCGATACAAAAGAGTTGCTAAAAGGAAACTTGAAAGAACGTTTTGAGGCTTATCAGTTAGCAATTAAGAACAATATTATGAGTATGGATGAAGTACGTGACTTAGAAAACATGCCACGATTAAACTTTGGTTTCTACAAATTCAATATCGCAGACGCTATGTATTATCGAGATGATGATAATGATACAAATATGCTAGTCAACGTAAATACAAATACAGCTATTGACTTAAATCAAGTGCTTAATACAAAAAGTGAGAGTGGTGTAATGGACTTTAACCCGAATCATAGTAAGAGTGTTTTAAATAATAACCATAATGCAGCAGGAGAAGAACCTGCACAAGAGGAAACAGAAGACACTCAAGAGGAAGTAGACGATAAAAAGTCTAAAACACGTCCTGAACAAGACGATAAAAGGTTAAATAAGAAAGGAAAGGAGGAAAAGTAGATGAAAGTTAGAGTTTTGGATAATAAAGCTATTATCAGTGGATATGTTAACGTAGCAGAGCGAATTTCCAAAAGACTAAAAGAAAATGGTACTGAATTTTACGAAAAAGTAAAAGAAGGAGCTTTTGGAGATGCTGTAAGACGTAACAACAATATCAAAATTCTGTTAAATCATGATTATCAACGTGAGTTAGGTAATACAACTAGTAATTTAACAGTATATGAAGATAGTATCGGTTTATATGCAGAAGCAGAAGTAACTGATGAAGAAGTGGTACAGAAAGCAAGAAACAACGAATTAAGCGGTTGGAGCTTTGGTTTTGTACCTTTAAAGGAACATATCAATGAAACATATAGTGATATACCTTTAAGGACTATAGAAAGTCTTAATTTATATGAAGTATCTATCTTAGATAATAACCATATACCAGCTTATAATTCAATGAGTTTAAATGTGAGAGATGTTGCTCATGAACCTATTGAGATTAGAAGCTATAAAAACTTAAATATCACGGTTGATGAACCGAAAGAAGAGTTGCAGCGAGAAGTTGACAACTCTATTTTTATTGACAAAATAGACGAATTTTTAAAAGAGAGGAACTTATAAAATGAATTTTAAACAATTAATCGAATCAAGAAATGATAAAATCACAAACTTACAAAAGTTAAAAGAAATTGCTAAAACAAGAGCAATTACAGAAGAGGAAAATACAGAGTTTGAAACTTTAACAGAAGAAATCCGTGCTTTAGACACACGTATTAAAGTGTTAGAAACAGAAGAAAGAGAACTAGTAGATACAGAAGTAGATAAATTAAATGTATCACAAGAATTACGTGAGTTCTTAAAAAATCCTTCAATCTCATTACGTGCTTATGGTACTGGAGCGGGGAATGTATTTAAAGCATCAGATGCAGGTGCTATTATTCCGCAAACATTATCAGATAAAATCATTGAAAAAATCTTAGAAGAATCTGATATTTTACCAAAAGTAACTAGATATTCATTAACTGGAGAGCTTTTAATTCCTAAATTTGATGCTTCTACACTATCAGTTGCATTCTATGAAGAGTTCGCAGAAACAGTTGAAAGTAATGCTCAATTCACAAGCATTAAACTAACAACTTTCCGTATTTCAGGACTATTAAAAATCTCTAAAGTATTAATTAACAATGTGAAATTTGATATTGAATCATTCTTAATTTCAAAAATCGCAGAATCATTCAGACTATTCTTAGAAAAATCAGTAGTACAAGGTGCTGTTGGTAAGTTCGATAGTTTATTTACTGCTACTGCAGAAAAAACACTTACTTTAGCTAAAAAAGATACATATACAATCAACGATTTAATCGACTTACAAGCTAAATTAAAAGCTGTATTTCAATCAAAAGCTGTGTTTGTAATGCACCAAGATACATTAACAATCTTACGTAAATTACAAGACAACAACGGACAATACTATGTTCTTCCTGATGTAACAAGAGGTTTCGGACAACAAGTGCTTAACACTTCAATCTTAACTACTGACTATGCACCAGCTGGACAAGTATTATATGCAGACTTATCAGCTTATGGTTTATCTGCATCAGAAGAAATGAATATCCAAGTGTTAAATGAGAAATTTGCTACTCAACACGCTGTAGGGGTATCAATCCACGGACAATTTGGTGGTAAAATCGTTGACGAACAAGCGTTCGCATTACTTAAAAACAAAGAATAGGTAGGTAATCGAGATTGACTGAAATTTGTTTAGAAGATGTAAAAAGTTATTTGAGAATACTTGATAATTCAGAGGACGGTCAATTAGAGCTTTTGTTAGAGAGTGCTGTTGAGTATATCGTTAGTCACACTGGCTTAAATGAAGGTGTAGTAAGGACTAAAAACGATATACGAACTGCACTGCTAGTATTAGTTAGTGACTTCTACTGGAATAGAGATTATCAAACAGGAAATAAATATCATAATAAGTTAGTCGAAAACATTATAGAGAATAATAGAACTAACTTTATAGCATAGGAGGTACTTTATGGTTATTCAAACAGGAATGTTTAATAAGAAAGTTACCTTTATTAAATACACGGTTGTAACTAACTCTTTTGGAGCTAGAGGAAAGCGAGAAGAAACAGAGTTATTTCAAACGTATGGATATATTAGTAATTTAAGAAACAGTGAGTTTTGGGAAAGTAGACACGGTAATGATAAGAGTAAATTACGATTAAGAGTAAGATTTACACCAAAAGTGCTGGAGTTAGATACTAAAACGTGTTTTGTGAAGATAGACAATAAAACATGGAACATACTTTCTATTGAGAATGTACTTAATAGAAATAGAGAATACTTGATGTATTTGGAGTATAAAGATGAGTAACATAGTTAGCGTTGAAATTGAAGATTTTGGCAACTTTGATAAGTGGATAGAGGAATATCCTAGAAAAGTGTATGATATGGCAGAAAATAGTGGTAGAAAAGCAGGTAGAGAAGGTAGAAAGATATTAATTGCAACTTCACCGGGTAAAAATAAAAAATATGCAAAAGGTTGGAGTGTAAGAAATAAATCTACACTAGCAGGAGGAGTAGATTTTGTTATTCACAATAAAGTAAAACCTCACTTAGTACACTTGTTAGAAGACGGACACGTGATGTTTTTATTTGGAAAACCTACAAACAAACGTGTACCTGCAAAACCACACTTTGAACCTGCTAAAAGAAAGGTTGGAGATTTATTTGAACAATATATTGACAAAGGTTTACGAGAGCTTGACTAAAGTAGGTGTACCTGTAGCTTACTTCAATTTCGACAATACAGAGGATGTTCAAGCTCCGTTTATAATCTTTAGAAATACTAAAAACATAGTCAGTGCAGATAGTGATATTTATTGTTACGAGCATGACTTTAATATAGAGTTCTATCACCACGGAAATGATGAAGAACTAGTAGAAAAATTTAGAGAAACGTTGTACGAGATAAAGAAAGTAGTGTTGTATGAACAAACACCATTAGACGGAGTTATTTTATTACGTGCAACGTTTAGTTTATTAGAAGATGATATTACACAAAAAATACAAACAATAGAGGAGAATATAGTAAATGAGTAACAAATATATGTTTAATTTAAAAAATGTTCACTATTCAATCGTTACAGTCGGAGAAAACGGTGCTTTACAACATGGTGCTGTTAAGCGATTAATGGGAACTACAGAGCTTACAATGGAGTTAGAGCAAAGTTCAGAGAAACACTTTTCAGAAGGACTAGTTTACTTTGTAACAACATCAAGTGCAGGTTATAAAGGAGAATTATCTATTTATAACGTAGATGCAGAGTTCGAGAAAGAAGTATTAGGACTAAAAGAAGATAGTAAAAAAGTACAATATGAAACAATGTACGACCAAACAAAAGAAATTGCTTTACTATTTGAAGTAGACGGAAACGAAAAAGAAGAAAGACACTGCTTATTACGTGTTAAATTCTCAAAACCTAAATACGAATACAAAACTACTACTGATAAAGTAGACGTACCAGTATTAAAACTTTCTTATGAAGGACTTTCAAATGAAAAAGGTATCGGACGTATTAAGACGTACAAAGAAACTGATGGAGAAGTTTACAAAAACTGGTTTAAGAGTGTATATGCACTTACTGTAGAAGAATAATAAAGAATAGGAGCTTATTACAATGGAATTAAAAATCGGAAAAAACACTTATAAAACAATTCAAGTTACAGGAGATTTTCCTATCAAGTTTTATAAAGAAACAGGATATGATATTTTTGATTTAGATGAAGGAAATTTACCAATTTTAAAAAGATATGAAATCTTATTAAACTTAGCACACGCTTTAATTGGTAGAACAGATACAGTAGAGGAGTTCGCTAGTGAATTTACTATATCTGATTTAATCGGTGCATATACACCTATTGTAGAGTGCTATATGGAAACTACAGAAGCTAAAGTAGAAAGTAAAACAGAAAAAAAAAGACGATAAGAAAGATGACAACCCCACTTTATTTACTTAGATGTAAGCAAGTGGGGTATTCTTATGAAGATTTAAAGGAAATACCTATGAGTGTTATTCAAGGAAGTTTTATTGAACAAGGTAATGACTCATACGATTATCCACTTAAGGCAACTCAAAAAGAGATTAATATGCTTTAAGAAACATTGAATTTTAGAGGAAAGGAGGAAAACAAATGGCACTAGAAGAAAGAGGTAGACGGATAACCTTAAAAGCAGATATATCACAATTAAAAACTGCTTTTAATAAAATGAATGCATTAGCTAGAGAGAGTAAAACGGAGCTTAGAAAGATAGGACAAGCGTTGAAGTTTGACCCACACAATGTAGCTTTACTAACTCAAAAACAACATGAACTGAATAGAGTTGTAGCACAAAACTATAAGCTAATCGGAAACTTGAAAAAGCAAATTGAGAAACACGTGGAGTTAGGAGAAACTAGAGCAGCTAAAAAACTAACTACTCAATTAGAGATTTTACGTTCTACAAATGAAACGTTTAAAGCTAGTTTAAAAGAAACAAAATCTATTTTAAGCAATATAGGTAGTATTAGTGGACTAGCAAAGCTAGATAAAGAATTGCAGTCAAGTAGAAGTAATGTAGAGCGACTTAATAAAGCTTTAAAGTTAGATACAACGAATGTTAGTAATCTAGCTCATAAATTTCTTGAGTTACAATCACAAGAAGACTCATTATTAAAGAAAACTCATATACTGACACAAGACTTGAAGAAAATCGACTTTAAAGTTAACCCACAAGGCTATCAGGAACTAAAATCTAAATTAGAGCAAGCGAAAGCAGAAGCAACTCAAGTTAGATTAGAGCTTGATAAGTTAGGTGGAACTAAATTCAATCCTGTAATAGCTCAACTTGAAAAGCTAGATAATGAGATTAAGAAAAGTCGAGAAAGTAGCAAACTACTAAAACAGGCTTTAGAAATTAAACCTACTAGCTTAACAAAGAGTATGCATTTAGAAGAAGCACGTACTCAACTAGATAAGACTAGAGAAAAGATAAAACTACTTAAAAATGAACTTTCTAAAGTGAATACTAATGAAAGTAGAGCAGAGTTTATCAAACTTACTAGTAAAATAGCAGAAAGTGAAAAACACGTTAAAGAATTAATTCATAGTGTGGGAATTTTAAATGCTAGAAAACTAGACGGAGTAAGAGGTAGCTTTAGTGCAATAGGAAGTTCGTTAGATAGCAACGCACAAAAAATAGCGAACTTCGGTAGAAACTTTACTTTCGGTTATACTTTACCAGTTACTTATGGAGCGAAAAAAGTTGTAGATAGTTTTGTAGAAACTGACAATGCATTAAGACGAGTTGCAGCTGCTGCTTCTGATGGAGTAGCAAGTAAATTCACAAAATCTTTCGGAGAGATAGAAGTAGCTGCTAAAAAAGCATCTGATGGAAGTGTTTATAGTATTAAACAAGTAGCTAGTGGTATGGAAGAATTGATTAAAGCAAACTGGAGTCAAAAAGATGCTCAAGAACAAGTAATCAATGTAATGAACCTTGCAAAAGTAGAAGGTATGGAGTTAGCACAAGCAACTGAAATAGTAGCAGACGGACTAGCTTCTTTCGGTTTAAAAGCAAATGAAACTGCTAGATTTACAGATGTTTTAACAACTGCATCTATTAAATCGACAACTGATATTACCAAAATGGGAGAAACGTTAAAATACGTTGCACCGATAGCAGGTACATTAGGTTACTCAATAGAAGATACTGCTACTGCAATAGCAATTATGGCAAGTAATGGTATTAAAGCATCGGTTGCAGGTACTTCATTAAGAGGTGGACTAACCAACTTAGTTAAACCATCAGCAGAGGCAAAAGCTGCATTAGATAAAGTTGGCTTTAGTATGATTGATGCAAACGGAAATACAAAACCATTCTTACAAGTTATTTCTGAACTGAGAGAAAAAACTAACGGAATGACAAAAGCACAAAAACAACAATTTGCAGCAACTGTGTTCGGTAAAACTGCAATGAGTGGATGGTTAGCTATTTTAAATGCTTCAAAAGACTCAATAGATGATGTTTCAAATTCTATTAAAAACTCAACTGGAGCTACTAAAGAAATGGCAGACCAACTGAATAGTGGTGCTGGTGGTGCGATTGAAAAATTCAAAGCAGCATTAAGTAATGCAGCTTATGAAACAGGTAAAGCATGGGGACCAGCACTTAAATCAGTAGTAGACGGAGCTACTCAATTACTAAAAGCGTTCAATGAATCAAGCGATGGAACAAAACGTTTTATAACTGGACTTATCGGAATTACAGCAGCTGCAGCACCATTAACATGGGCGATAGGTGGTTTAATTTCACCATTTATTAAGTTCAAAAACTTACTAACAGGTTTAAGAACTGCCAAAACGGTAGCAGAAATGGGAGAAGTTGCTAGTAAAGGTGGTTTACTTGCAAGGACTTTCGCAGCAATACCTCCACAAATGAAATTATTTGCTGGTGGTGCTTTAGTATTAGGTGGTGCACTATATTATTTAAGAAATAAGTTTGACCCATTAATAATTGCTCAAAGACAAGCAAAAGAGAGTGCAGATAAAGTAGGAGAATCCTTTAATAAAGTAGGACAAGCAGCAAAAGATTTTGGAGATAAAATCAAACAGTCTAGTGATGTATTTGAAACTACTTTCGGAACAAACAATAAGTTTACTGAAAATATAAATAAACTTGCTGCAGATACTCAAAGTGGTTTTGATAAAATCAGAAGTATTTTAAATCAAGCTACTAGTGAGAATAGAGAAATAACTAGACAAGAAGCACAAGATATAAGTGCTAATTATAATCAGTTAGTATCTTCTTTAAATCAACGTGTACAAGCAGAGTCGAAAGGATATAACGAGGTAGTGAATATCGCAAGAAATGCAGCTACTAATAAATCAATATCTGATGCTGCTTATGAAACACAATTTGCATCTCACATTAGCAAGATAGGACAAATACATGAAAATTCTAAACAGAATACCCAACAGTGGTATGATAATTTAGTTGCTATCAATAGTAAGTTGCCACCTGAACTACAGTTAAACATGGACAAAATAAATGAAGTTTATCAAAATGCTTTAGTCCGTGATAGAGAAAACTATAATAAGAGTTCCCAAGCTGCTATTCAAGCATATTCAGAAAGATATAAAATCGAAAATGACTTTATACCTAAATTAGCAGATGCTAAAAGAGGTATGGAGGAAGTTGAAAGACAACACCAACAAAGGCTTAAAGAGAATAGAGAAGCAGCAAAATTTGATGTTGAATTACAACATACTTTAGATGAACAAGAAGACAAGCGTTATGCAGAAGAGAAAGCGTGGCACTATAGAGATTTAGAAGGTAAGTTTGATGAACATAAAATCAAACAAACTGGACAATGGTTAGCTGCAATACAAGAGAATATTCAAAACGGTGGAGAGTTAACTGCTTCACAAGCTAAAAACGTACAAGACTTTTTAGCGACTATGAATAATCTACCTGAAGAAACTAGAAATAAAATTACTCAAGGTTTAAAAGATGCTGGTATTGATATAGATACTTTAGGTGCAAGTTTAGCATCACAAATGCAAAAGCACGGAGTATCTTTAAACAATCAATTTGCTAGTGGTTTATTATCTGAAAAACCGAGTGTAGATAACGCTATTCAAGTGACTTTAAATGCTGTTACAGATAGTGTAAACAGAGCTTCTTTATTATCTGAAGGACAACGATTAATGTTAACTGGACGTGATGGTATCTCAGCAGGGAAACCAGCCGTTGATACTGCCATGAGTGCAATAATGGAAGGTGCAAAAGGTAAAGTTCAGAACACTAATATGTCACCTGTTGGACGTGAGAAATCACAACAATTAGGACAAGGTATTAAGTCAGCAGATGGAGAAGTATGGAATGCAGCTTCACAAACTGCTAACCACGGTAAAAACGGAGCACAAAGTGTAAGTTTTAATGGTGTAGGAGAATCTATGACTATTGGAATGGCAAACGGAGCAAGTAGTCAAAGTGGTACATTATTGAGTACTATGAGAAGTCTTGCAAGTGCAGCGTGGCAAGCAGCTAAAGCAGCTTTAGGTATTAACTCACCATCACGTGTATTCAAGCGTGAAATAGGTTACTGGATAGCTCCAGGTATTGCAGAAGGTGTAACTTCTAATGCAGGAACTTTATACACTAGTATTAAAGATACAATGCTTAAAGGAGTTGAAACTGCCAAAAACTTCAATTTTTCTGAAAAACTATCAAACATGGTAGACTTCAAAACAGCAGGTAACTATGCAATTCAACATAGTGTATCTCAAAATACATCAGTTATAGAAACATTAAACGTATTAATTAATAAAGTTAACGACTTAGAATTAAGAAGTGATGTTTACTTAGACGGAGATAAAATCGGAAATGCTACTTATAAAAGACACGAGGTAATAGATAGGAGGTTAGGTTTAGTATGATAATTTGGAAGGATGAAACAATGCTACTAGATACAGATATTTATAAACTTAACTTAGGTATCTTAAACTTTGAAGATTATCAAGGAGCAAGCGAGAAGTTAGTAAAAACTGAAAGTGTTAGTTTTAATGATGACTATGTGTATCGACCTAACACTTTCAGAGGTTACTCAACTACAATGGATGTAGTAGTTAGAGAAACTAAAAAACGAGAATTTATAAACGCTTTAAGACGTGGCAATAGGTTAACATTACCTAAAGAAAAAGGTAAGTATAGAGAATATTATATAGACGGTGCAATCAAAAAAACTATCTATAGTATCGGATATTCAAAAATAACAGTACCTATCACTTTTAAAGCGTTTGTTTACGATAAGAACAAATATACAACCACTGTATCAAGAGGACTGATTAAGACTATTGATAATACAGGAGATGTATATGCAGAACCTATCTACAAAATAAGAGGTAATGGTACTTTGATATTTACAGTAAACGGAGATAACCACACATTAAAAAATGCACAAGGTGGTTATATCATAAACTGTAGAAACAAAGAACAGAATGTTACTGACTTACAAGGTAATATGAAAAACGTTACTAGTGAGTATGAAGGTAACTATACTTTGTTTAATCCTGGAGAGAACAGAGTGCAGCTTATACAAGGAGATAGTTTAGATATAGAAGTGTACTGGAGGAATATAGATTGATAATTAGATTAAATAGTGAAGCTAATTTAGTAAAAGCAACAGAAGTAAAATTAATAAAAACTAGTGATTATCAAGATACTTTGACTTTCAAGTTACCACTAGACGAAAAAATCTTTGTAGATGAACTAATAGGAGTTCGTACTAAAGTAATGAAACAAGATTATCGTGTTAAGGAGATAATCACAAAAGATAGGTTTAAAGACGTTTATTGTGAACACAAGTTCTTTGACTGTAAAAATATCATTATACCTTTTGTAGATGAAGCACATAGAGCAGGAGAATCATATAATGATTTTTCAAGATACAATAGTTTACAATCTATAGTGGCACATCTTAACAGGATAATGAGAACAAAAGGAGATACTGAATTTAAGTTCAGTACAGATATTGATAAAAGTGGTGTAGTGGAATGTGATGACACACCACTTTTTGATTTAATTTTCGGAGAAAAAGGTATTTTAAAAACTTTCAATGTAGAGTTAGTTTACGATAATTACAAAGTAAAATTTGTAGAGAAACGTCCTAGTAAGAATACTGAAATACTTTTCCACGAAAGCAAAAACGTTAGCGAACTGCAAGAAACTGTAGATTTTAAAGGAATTATTACAAAGTTACACGTAACATGTAAATATACACCTGACAAAACAGAAGAAGGTAAAGCAGAGAGAGAACGATTAAGAGCAGAAAAAAGACGTGAACTGTTTAATAAAAGTCAAGAGAAGATTAGAGTACGTGAAGAGCGACAAGCTCAAGAGAGAGCTTTAAGAAGACAAAAACAAGAAGAAGCATATCAAGCAAGCAGAACAGCACCTAAAAAGACTAGAGAGCAAATTCATGCAGAGCATTTACAAAAGCAACAAGATACGGAAAACCGTATTTTAGCTAATAATGCAGCTAGAAGACAAGCACGTGAACAGAAGTTTAATGAACGTGAACAACAACGTGTTAGTAGAGCACAAGATAAGGATGATTTAATCTTTAGAACTGTTTTTGTCAGTCCTTTAGTAAATAGATATGCACGTCCTTATGAAGCAAGTTTAAACTTTCAAAGTAGTGAAATAAATAGTGAAGCTGCATTAATAGCGTGGTGTAATGCTAATTTATTTACAGATGAAGATACAAGAGATGTACCTTTAAGAAACTTTAGTTTTAAACCTGTAGAGGATAACTACAATGTAGATATTAATGATAGAGCAATGGTAAACTTTACAAGCATTGGAACTACAAAGATAGTACATTGTTGTAAAATTGAGTACGATGCATTACATGATAAGTACTTAAATATCGAGTTCGGAGTACTTAATAAGAGTGCTATTAGAGAAACTATAGGTAACTTAAACTCTAAAATTTCAGAAACTAATTCTAATATTTCAAGGACTTACGATATTTTAGATAAAAACTTTGATGATTATGTTCAGAAGGAACTAGAAGCATATTCAGAGTTATATAATATCGATAAAGGAGAAATAGATGATGCTATTAACCAAGGCTTTGAATATGCAAAAATAGAGGCAGAAAAAGTTTATGGAAATATTAATACTGATATTGAAAATAAACTAGCACCTATTAGAGAAGAAGTTCGAACTACAGTAGACGCTTATAATCAACAATTAGAAGCAACTAAAAAAGAGTTAGAGCAGAACAGAGCTGCATCGTTAGAACAAATAAAAGAATTAAGTAGTAGAGTAAATAATATCCAAGATATTTCTACAAACCCTACAGTACTTGAATTAAAACAACAAGTTGCAGAAGTCAAAGAAAGTGATAGTGCAGTTAAAAGTAAAGTTACTGAACTGGAAGGTAGCATTACTAGAGAGTTTAGTTCTATTAAATCTAAAACTGAAAATGATTTAAACGTTGTTAAATCAGAGTTTACTAAAGGAGTAGACGGTTTAACAAGAAAAGTTAGTTCATTAGAAGAATATAAAAATCAAGATGGAAATAGAACTGAAAGTTTAAAACAATGGGTACAGCGAGATACAGCTAGTCAATTAAGTAGAGAACGTACTGAAATTACTAGAATAGTTGATAGTAAAGGTTATGTTAAAAATACAGAATTTAGCAGCAAGTTCAATGATAATGCACAAGGTATCAATAGAAAACTAGATGCTCTTGAAACGTATAAAAATCAAGATGGAACAAGAACTAGTGCATTAAAACAATGGACACAAGATAATACAGCTAATCAACTAGCTACAGCAAGACGTAGTATTGAAAGTTGGGTAGATAACAAAGGGTATATAACTACTTCTGTATTAAATAATAAAGTTCAGGAAACAGCAAATAGCTTTAATCGAGAAATCAGTAATGTTAGAGAAAGCATACCAACTAGCTTAGGTGGTAGAAACTATATTTTAAACAGTGAGAAATTAACTAACATAAACGGATATGGAATAAACTGGGAAAAAACAGTTGAAAACGGAACTTTAGTTTTTACTAAAGTTAGAGCTACTGATAATGCTGGTATCGTGATAGAGCTTATGACATTTTTGAAAGATAATTTTCAAAATGAAGTAGTAACATGGAGTTTAGATATTAAAGCAACTAAAAATATTTCTTTTAATAGCGTAGGACAAGAAACTAACGGTATTAAAGGTAGAGTAGATATTACCACGAAATGGCAAAAAATATCTCATACATTTACAAATAGATATACACAATGGTATAATTTTTCATTTTATGAAATGATAGGAACATGTTCTCCTGGAGATAAAATATATATCCGTTTACCTAAATTAGAAAAAGGGAATATTGCTACTGACTGGACACCAGCTCCCGAAGACGACCAACAAAGTATCAATGAGTTAAACTCATGGAAACAAACTACATCTCAAACTTTAAATACAGTTACTAACACGTTAAACGATACTGTAAGGCACTCACAACTACAAATTACAGCAGACTCAATAAACTTTGGCTCAAATAAAGTTTTTAACGGAAGAAACCTTGCTAGTATGTTGTCAGTAAGTCCTGATAGTATTAAAGCAATAACTGATAAATTAGTAATTACACCAGCTAATGAGAATTTAGTAAGAGTAAATCAACGAGAAAGTATAACAAGTAGTGAACGGGATACTTTCATTACAGATGATATCAAGGAAGATTTAAGTGATGGAGCAGAATTTTACTTCAAAGCAAAGTTTTCTAGCAATGGAAGAGGTAAACAAAGAATAGGAATACATATATATGTTACTTATACAGATAATAGTCAAAGTTGGGGCTTTGCTGAAATGTTCCCAATTAATAGCTATGCGTGGAATGAAGAAAGGACAGCAACCTTAAAATTTGAAAAGGCCGCTGGGAAAAAAGTTAAACATTATGCTTTTGGTATTCATCAAGCAGCATGGAATGATTTTTCGAGTTGGACTATAAATGAGTTAAAGCTTTACAAAAAGAAAAGTGCAGAATTAATTGTAGACGGAACTATAGAAGGTAAACATATCAAATCTTCTACTATTGAAACTGGACACCTAAAAGCTGGTAGTGTAACAGCGAACATAGTTGCAGCAGATGCAATCGAATCAAAACACTTAAAAGTAGATGATGCTATGATAAAAAAACTTGTCGCTGACAAAGCTTTTGTTACTAACTTATGGTCTAATCAAGCGTTCGTCCAAAATTTACAAGCTATAAAAGTTAGCACAATAGATTTATCGAGTTATCGAGGTAGAATAGGTAACTTTAACATAGGTCAACACTGGGGAGGAAGTGGGCAATGGATAACAGGTTTAAATAACTTCTCAGTAGGTATGAGTGATGGTACGTGGGATGGAACGGCTTTATGGGTAAACTGGGGAGACGACTGGAGTACACCTGGTCCAGAATCATGGTTCGTATCAGGAAGTGGAAAAATGTTTTGTAAAAACACTTCATATTTTTCTAACGATATATGGGTAAGTGGGCATATTATATATGGAGATGGAAAAACAGTCACAGGAGAGTGGATATATTCACCGGTATATAAAAAAATAGATAAAAATAAGAACTGGTTATATTTATATGGTATAAATTCAGGATATGACTGGATAACGATTGATAGTTTAGCTTCTGATAGAAGAATTAAAACTAATATCAAAGAAAGTAGAATAAAAGCACTTGATGTAATTAATAAGTTTAAAACTTACTCATTCACAAGGGATTATAAAGAACAAATTAAAGATATTCAGTTAGGTATCATGGCACAAGATGTAAAAGAATACATGTATGATGCTTTTGTAGAAAACCCTGATGGAATATATTCATACGAACCGTTCGAGATGATACCTTATTTAATAAAAGGTATTCAAGAACTATCTACACAAAATAAAGAACTACAAAACAGAATTTCAAAACTGGAGGAAGAAATAAATGGATAAAAACAAATTACAACCCATTCATTACATTATACAGGAGTTAACTGAAAAAACACTAGAGCTAGCTAATTATAAAGTTGCTTACGAAGAACTGTATAACGAAAATGTAGAATTAAGAAAACTAGAGGAATTAATCAATACTAATACTGACTTGAAAGAGTTAGTAGAAGAAATTAAAAACAAACAGGAGGTAATCTAATATGGCATTAGAATTAATTACAAGAACAGCTTATCCCGAAGCTGGTGGTTATAGAAGTGTATCAGTAACATTTTCTATGAGTAAAGGAACAGCATACGTTAACGGAGGTATTGATTTACCTGGTAAATTTGCTACAGCAAGTGAAGCAGAAGTACTAGAGGAAATCAGAAAACAAATTGCACAACAGTTATATACTGGAGAGGCAACACCTGCACTAGTAGCAGAATATGCTAACCTTAACAAACAACTAGGTATTCTTACTGGTAATAAACAAGATACAGTAGAGCGTGAAAGAGCGTTAACTAAACTAGTATCTAAAATCAACAAAGGTAACGATAAAGTACTTATGGCATTACTATTAAATGTATTAGACCCTAAAACAATTAATACTAACAAAGAAGTAATTATCAATGCTTTTGATAACTATGAAGTAAATGTAGATTATTCAGTAGGAGATAAATTCAAATATGAGAATAAACTATATGAAGTGTTAGTAGAGCACACAAGTGCAGCAGAGTGGCTACCAAGTGCAGAACCTACTAAATATAAGGAAATCTCTTTAGAACGTGCAGAGAGTGCAGATAAAGAGCAATTAGAGGATGATGCGAATAGATATATCACAAAATCACAATTAGATGATGCTTTAACTAAAACTGTTCAAACAATTATGGAACAATTAGCTCAAGATGATGAAGGAGGACAAACAGATGAACATCACGGAGAAAGTAATAACAATGTATCACACGTTGAAGGGGGTAGTGAAAGTGCGAATTAATTTTAAAAACAAAGTATATAAAACAAACGATTTTCTAGTAGAAATGTATGTAGGACTATTAGTTACAGGTAAAAAGACTTTAGAGCAAGTACCTAACTATGGTAACTTACGTGCAGTAGTGCAGGGAGAAGTTGATAGAATCAATCATGAGTGGGAAGAGAAAGAAAAAGCTAAAAAAGAAGAATTAGAAAAAATTCAAAAAGAAAGAGAAGAGCATGCTGAATAGCATGTTCTTTTTTATGAGGTAGTCTATGGAACACTTTGCATGGCAATTTATATTGCAACTTTTTACAGTTGCTATCATACCACTAGTTAAAATATGGTTTGATAACAGTAATAAACAAATGGCAAAACAGTTTGAACAGTTGAATAAGGAAGTAAAGAGTACACAAGATAAAGTAGATGAAGTTACACAAATTGGACTACAAAATAGAGCATCTAATAAAAGCATTATTTCATATCGACTTCATGAGAGTTTTGGAGAAGCAATAAAGCGAGGATATACAACTGTTGAAGACTATGAAGAATTAAGTGCTTTATATACTAGTTATAAAGATATAGGTGGAAATGGAAAGATAGAAGCGTTGTATAAACGTTTCAGAAATCTACCTATAAACAAACAAGATGAATAGGAGGTGTAAAGATGAAAAAATTAGTAAGAACAAGTTTAGTAAATACACCGAATAGACGTGGTATTAAAGACTTGAATATTCAGTTTTATTCACATGATAAGAATAATGCAGGTTTTGAGTTTGTAATTAAAAATGAAACTGATTTATCTGAATATACAGCTAAAGTCTTATTTCACTTTGTTCTTTCTGACTCAACATGGGAAAGTACAGGAACTATAGAAGGGAATGTGGTTAAAGCTACTTTCAATACTGATTTAATAGCTAGATGTGAAGAGGTATTAGGTTTTCTATTCTTAGATAGCGAGAGTAACTCATTAGACGTGTTTAAATTCAAATTTAATGTAGTGTTATCAGAAGTTGATAAGAATGAAGTCGAGAAACGAAAAATTAAGCATGTAGCAGATATTGAAACATTAGAGCTTGTAACACGTTCTGAATTAAGAGATGAACTAGCTAAAATACAAGTTACTGGTGGAGTAGATTTAAGTGGTTACTTAACTACTAGTGTAGCTAATGAAACTTTCGCTACAAAGCAAGAATTAGGCACGTATGTGACTAAAGATGAATTACCTAGTATTAGTGGCTTAGTTACAACAGAACAGCTTACAACAGCTAAAAATAGCGTTGTAGAAGAAATTAGCAATAAAGGCTATGTAACATCAACAGTTGCAGAAGAAACTTATGCTAAAAAATCAGATTTACCGACACCATACAACGATAGTGAATTAGTACAAAAAATTGGACAGTTAGAAGCTAGAGTTGATAAAGATACTGTATATGATGATGCACCTTTAAAAGAGCGTGTAACAGCGTTAGAAAGCAAAGCTATTGAAGGTGGAGCATATGATGATACTGATTTAAGAAATCGTGTTGTAGCTTTAGAGAACAAACCTACAGTAGATACAACACACTTTATTACAGAGGAAACTCTTGAAAGTAAAGGTTTCTTAACTACACATCAAGATATAAGTAATCTTGCTACTAAAGAAGAACTGGATAAAAGAGTTACTAAAGAGGAACTAGAAGAAAAACATTATGTTACTAGTGAACAAATTTCTTCCGCTTATGCAACAAAATCAGAAATTCCACAACCATATAGTGATATTGAATTAGTTAAACGTATAACTGTATTAGAGAACAAACAAGACAATGATACTGTATATGATGATGCAGAACTTAAAAGACGTGTAACAGCATTAGAAGAAAAACCTAGTGTTGACACGTCTAATTTTGTAACTACAACAACTCTTGAGAGTAAAGGTTATCTAACTACACACCAAGATATTTCTAACCTTGTTACTAAACAAGAGTTAGAGCCTTATGCTAAAAAATCAGAACTTCCTGCACCATATAACGATAGTGCTTTATCAAGTCGTGTTAGTGCATTAGAAAGTAAGCAAGACAAAGATATAGTCTATGATGATACAAAAGTAAAAGAACGTTTAACAGCTTTAGAAAGTAAACCAGCAGTAGATACATCAAACCTTGTAACTAAAAATGAATTAAATACGTTGCGACCTATACCAACGCTATCTATCAACAACAATACATTAAGTATTAGTGGTGGAAATAACGTTGAATTACCAACTAGTAAGCCATTAACAGGAAATGGTTCTCCAGATGGTAAAGTAGTAGCAAATCCTGGAGATACTTATGTGAATAGTAACGTATCATTAGGAGATTATTTCTACTACAAAGAAAGAAATCCAGGAAAAAATACAGGGTGGAAAGTCTTGTATGGAAGTATGGGGGTTAACATTAACCTAACAACTGGAGGAAGAATTAGGTTTGCACGTGAAAATTATTTTGTGAATGTATCTATAAGTGATTTAACAATATCTTTAGAAGCGTTAAATAGTGGACAAGGACGTGATTTTTATCAAGAAGGAGAAAACGTAGTAATTAGATTTATACCAACCAAAAAATTTGATGCAAGAGAAAGTATTATCCCTCAAGGCTTTAGACCTTCGGGGAATTTTCTTGTGCCAGCTTATAACAAAAGTGGAGATAGCATAGGTTTATTTAAGTTCGAACAAACTTACGGAGTAGTGAAACTGATTTTAAATGACATTACAACATCAAATGTAACTAGTGAAATGTTAAAAGGAATCAATTCAGGTTTAATAGTATATCCGACTCAAGAAGCGTGGATGACAAAATTACCATAAAGGAGGTAAAAATTATGGAACAATTACAACCGATTTTAATTACAGGAATAGTGTTCGCTCTAAACTTATTAGGTAAGTTTTTAAAAGAGTGGAATGTTTTCCCTACTGAATTAATACCACAAGCATTAGGGGTATTAGGTGCTTTAGTAGGAATTGTATTGTTTAAAGACGCTAATGCAGTATTATTAGGTTTAGGTGCAGTAGGTGTACACCAAGTCTATAAACAATCAAAAAATGAAGACACTACAGAAACTAAAAAAGAAATCGAAAATGGAAAAAACGGATAAAATTTCCATTTTCAACTAATATTTACTCTTCAAAATGGAAAAAACAACTAAATTTTCCATTTTGAAATCTAATTAACGGAGGATAAAATAAATGGTTAGAACAAGTGAAATTGTAAATGAAGTGAAAAGAATAGCGAACTTAGGTATCGGAGTAGACCAAGACGGAGCTTATGGAACACAATGTGTTGATGAACCTAACTATCTATCAGTGTTATTTTTCGGAAAAGCACTTTGGGGTAACGCTATTGATTTACTAAATAGTGCTGCTGCATTAGGATATACAGTTGAGTATAATGAAGCTGGAAATTTAGATAGTAAACCTAGAGCTGGAGCAGTGTTTGTAATGGACACAACATACATCTATGGACATCCGTTCGGACATACTGGAGTAGTTATCGAAGATAGCGATGGTTATACTATGAAAACTATCGAACAAAATATTGATGGTAATGCAGATAGTTTATACGTAGGTGGACCAGCACGATACAACGAACGTGATTTTAATGGTATTGTAGGTTGGTTCTATTTCCCAACAGATGATACAGCAGCAGGAGAAGTTGCATTAAATACTGATTTACAGTCTTTACCAACAGTACGTGTATATACTGTAGGTGTAGACAAACTTAATATCAGAAATGCTCCATCTTTAAATTCAGAAGTAGTAGGAGTTTACGAAAACGGAGAAGAGTTTAACTATATGGAATTTTGCTATGCAGAAGGTTATGAATGGTTATCTTACATCTCTAATAGTGGAGAAAGACGTTACGTAGCCTCTATGAACCTAGAAACTGGAGATACTCACGGTACGTGGAGAGAAAAATAGGTTTACTATAAAATAAACTTATGATATAATATTATTAGAAACTGTGAAAGAAGTTTTTCTAATTTTAATATATTTCTAATGAACCCCTCTATCAATTTTGATAGGGGGTATTTTTTTATGCATAAAAATGTGTTAAAATATACAAGAGGTGGAATTATGACTAGATATTACTTAAATCATTATGACAATAAAAGAATGGCACATTTTTTATATAGAAACGGAGATATTGAACAATATACAAGAGGTTTATACGTTGAAGATGCAGAAGACTATCGAGTTTTTCAAGAGCAATTTGATAGTTTAGAGTATTTCAAATCTGTCCGAAAATTTGTACAGGTATTTGAATTAGAACACATGTTGACTAAAGGTAGATTTACTTACTATGCACGAGTAATAGAAGACGATAATAACAATGTGTTTAGTTTAATATATGAAAGTCAGGATGGTTCTGATAATGTTACAATGGAAGATGTAGTAGAAATACAAAATGGAGATATTTTTCTGCCATAACATTGACTTATTAGAAACTGAAATGATATAATATAATTGT